CTTAGCACCACCATCAAGAATCTGTAATGTTCCTCCTACTGGTATTGGTGCATCTTTGACTATGTGAATATCATTAGACCCATCATTGATGTAAACCTCTACTGTTATCTGTGCTGTATGAACGTTTGCTATTGTTATTCCAACTATAGCATCATCCGAGTTTGCTGTTCTTAAAGTAACTGCACTTGTGCCTACTGCATTTGCTGTATTTCTTTCAAAATCTTGTGCCATTTGTTTTTTCCTTTTATAAAGCTATAGCCATTGCCACAGCAAAACCTTTGCCTGCTTTTGCGTTTAACTGTGTTTGTATTGCAGAAGTAACACCATCTAAATATCCTATCTCGGTAGACGTAACAGCACTTACTGATACATCTCCACTACCATCAGATACTAATGCCCTTGATGCTGTCAAGTCTGCCATCTTACTAAATGCTATGGCAGCTCCAGATGCTACACTCGCATTTACAACTGCATTACTTGCAAGTTGGTCTGCTCCAACTGCATCATCAGCTATCTTTGCTTGAGTAACATTATCATCTACAATAGAAGCAGTTACTACAGCATTTGCTGCTAACTCATCTGCACCCACTGCATCATCAGCTAGCATAGAGTTAACAACAGCACCTGCACCAATAACAAGGTCTATTGTATTATCAGCATCTTGGTATGTTGCAGTTATACCTGTTTCAGTGTTAGAACTAAACATTGCACCTACTGTGTCAGATACAACTTCTGATAGGTCAATATTGGCAGTACCATCAAATGATACACCGTGTATTGTTCTTGCTGTTTCTAACGCTGTTGCTGTGGCTGCGTTACCTGTCGTATCTTGGTTAAGCGTGCCTATAACAAAGTCTAATGTGTTGTCAGCATCATCATAGGATACTGTTATTCCTGTTTCAGTATTAGAAGTAACCATCGCACCAACGGTATCAGATATAGTCTCTGCAAGTGTAACGCCACCTATTGTTATGGCATCTGCTTCAAGTGTACCATCAATGTCTGCATTACCTGATATATCAAGGGATACTGCATCAACTTCACCTGCAACTGTTACTACACCATCTGCTAGTGTAATTAAGTCTGTATCGTCTGTGTGACCTATAGTTGTTCCATTTATAACAACGTCATCTATATCTAAAGAACCACCTGTAATTAAACCTGTAGTTGTTATTGTAGATGATCCTGTATCAATAGTACCAAAGCCACTTGTAATGCTACCAGAGTTTAACGCACCTACTGTTGTAGCTGCTGTAGTTACAAGATTAGGCATTGCAGTTATTTCATCGTCAAAGTAAGCAGACAAGTCTGTGACTGCTACTTGCTTCATTGTACCACCATCGTTGAGTACAACTCTGTCTGCATCTGCTACTGTTGTTGAGGTAGCACTTGTGTCACCATCAAGTATGTTTATTTCAGCACCAGTAGATGTAATTGATGTGCCATTGAAATCTATTGCATCTAAATATGCAACACCATCAATGTATATATCTTTCCACTGTTGACTAGATGAACCTAAGTCATATGTATTGTCATCGTCAGGTATAATGTTAGAATCTACATCTGCACCAAACACAACATTGTCTGTGGCAGCGTCACCTAACGTCATTGTACCACCGTTGAATGTGGTTGTACCTGTTACGGTAAGATTACCACCTATACCTAAGTTACCTGATATGTCAGCGTTACCATTTATGTCAATGGTAGTGGCTGCTATCTGTATTTCTGTGTCGGCTACGAGGTCGAGTTGTCCATCGGCACTGGAATTGATGTATATTGCTGTATCTCTGAATTGTAACTTCTCTGTAGAAGCAACAAGTATGTCGTCACTAAACTCAAAATAATCCTCGTCTTCCATCCATTTAAGGACACCATCATTACTTTCACCATCGAATGTAACTGTTATATCTGTACCTGCAGTACCATCTCCTAGTGTCAGAGACGTGCCAAGCATTTTGGTGATAGGTCCACCCTCTCCAGTTGTACCATCGTGAGTATGTCCTGAACTAGATGCAAATGCAGCAAGCAGTTGATCAAACTCATTATTGGTATCGGCTGCTTGTATTACGTCTCCGTCAGTGTATGACGATTGTCTTGTATACGTTGCTCCCATTAACGTCTAGCTCCTAGTTGATATTCCAACTGAAATCCCTTGAGTGAATATGGATCAGTTGAACCTCCATCATTTACTCTTAATGCCACTGCAAATCCTGAACCCTCTACAGGTTGTCTTACTAATGGTTGTGTAGGTCCTCCATATGTAGGTACACCATATACTGACGTACCATAAATACCTGCAATATCAGTTGAATCGAGAGGGTAAGCTGCAGGTCTAGATGCAGTAGAACTTTCATAATCATATCTAACAAAAAGGTCTGCATCAATAATTGATTCAGGTTTGTAGTTCACAATAACTCTCTGCATGTGTTTTCTTATTCCGGGATCATTCATCGTTAAATCAGGACTGCGATACTTTGCGTTTATAGCTGTTCCATCAAATGTTGCTCCCTCTTCTTGTCTGTATACGTAGCCGTCAAAGCCACCGTGAAGAACAAGTATGTCACCCACCAATATAAATGTGTCAGTGCATGCAGGCTTAATCCCTTTTATCCTAGAAAACTCATATCCTTGTTGTCCAGTCTGTTGTCCTTTCAAAACACATATTAAACCTTCCGTTCGTGATTCTAATGCTCCTGCTTTTGAAAAGAATAAACGATACTGAGTTTTCTCTGGTATAACAATTGACTCAAACACAGATGCGTTTGATATATTATCATCAAATAT